CGCCCCATGTAGGTGGTGCTTTCTACTGCAGCAGCAATAAGCTGACATCCCTCAAGAACATCCACAAGATCATCAGAGAGATAAATGGTGTATTTTACTGTCACGGCAACCCAATCAAGGAAGGTCTGCTGTATATCCTGCTTGTAAAGGGGGTAACGTTGATAGATACCCCATTCCCAGACGCAGATGACTTGATTAACGAGTACCTTAAGACGAATCCATCTGGCTCAATTAGAGCAGCTTTAGATGTGCAGCAGTTGCTCTCAGATGCAGACGTGGAGTATCCAAGATGAACATCATTTAAAACGTATGCCGTTTAACGAAAACTACTCCGGCCCAAAGTAAATAGATCTATCACAACTAGATGGAGAACCATATGGAACATAAGGAACAACTCAAGTCAATGCTGCAGAGCATCATCAACGGTAAGGAAGAAGAAGCTGCGGTAACAATGCATGACTACTTTGTAGCAAAGACCCGGGAAGTTGCTGGATTAGGAAGCACCGTATCTGAAGATGACTTTGATTTAGATGCTGAGCTTGCTGCCCTTGACGGCAGTAAAGAAGAATGAGGCTATCGATGGCCCAGAGCCGCAAAAGCACCTAGTTTTTGCGGCTTTTTTGTGTTTCTGCATAAATAGAAACACGCACAATGTTTCATTATGTGAAACTTGTTTAACAAAGCAGCGCGAGCTGTGATTTTAACCATATAAAGGAGAATGCAATGGACGAGATTCTGAATAAGCTGCTCCAGTCCGAGCTTCTCAGCGAAGAAACTAAAACCGAAATCACTCAGCAGTGGACAGCTTCAGTTGAGACCTTCAAGGCGCAAGTCAGAGAAGAAGTCTCAATGGAAGTTCGTTCAGAGCTTTCTGAGCAGTGGATTTCCGAGCGTGAGGAACTTGTCAGCAAGGTTGATGCCTTTGTTGCCGAAGCTCTTACCAAGGAACTTTCAGAGCTTAAAGGAGACATCGAGCGTTTTCGTGATTTAGAGGCTGAATACGCTGAAAAGCTGGTTGAGGAAAAGCACAAGCTCGCCGCTGAAGTTGCTTCAGAGTTAGATGAGTTGGTCGACAAGATCGACACGTTCTTTGAAATGCGCCTAACAGCAGAGCTTGACGAGCTCAAGGAAGACCTTGAGGTTGTCAAGCAGAATGAGTTCGGTCGTCGCATGTTTGAGGCTTTCGCATCTGAGTATGCCAAGCACTACGTCGACGAGGATGCAGTTCAATCTCAGCTATCAGCTGCTGAGCAGAAGCTAGCCGATGCAGAGCAAGCTCTCGCCGAAAGCGAAGAAAAGATTGCCAAGATGATCCGCGAACAGAAGATGGAACAAGTTCTGTCTCCTCTTACTGGCAAGAAGCGTGAACAGATGGCAATGATTCTTAAGAACGTAGACACATCTAGACTAGAAGAATCATATAAGTTTTTCATTGGCAGAATTCTAAAGGAAGACGAGGCTCAACCAGCGGTCGCTCTGACGGAATCTAAAGCCGGTGGAACAAAGACGACCGTTGTAACTGGTGAAGATCCAGCTACCGGCACCACAGCAAAGCCAGCTCAAGTCAATGAAGGCATTGAGCAGCTGAAGCGCCTCGCAGGTATCAAGTAATCTGCCAACATCTCACAAGGAGAAACACTATGCAACTCATTGAAAACTGGCAAGAGACCAAAGAGGCTCTTCTTGAAGGCCTCCAGGGTTCAAAGAAGAAGGTTGTTGCCACTCTGCTCGAAAACCAAAAGCAGTACCTGGCTGAAACAGCTTTCCCAGCCTCCGCTAACCAAGCAGCTGACATCAGCAACTTCCAGAAGATCGTCATTCCGATGATCCGTCGTATCCTCCCAGGTACAATTTCATCTGACCTCGTTGGCGTTCAGCCAATGACCGGTCCAGTTGGTCTGGTTTACTCGCTGCGTTTTGCTTTCGCTGAAGCTAGCGACAACCCAGCTCCAGCTGCTGACATCGCTGCTGGCGACGAAGCTTTTGGTGGTGTTCAGAACAACGCCTACAGCAAGATGAAGCGCTTCTACTCGAGCGCCAATGTCGGTACCACCGGCTATCCTCCTGCTCTGACTGCTGCTACTTCGAACGGTCTGGCTGCTTCAACAGCTAACTACGAAGGCTTCGGTGGTAAGTCAATGCGCCTTAGCGTTCTGAAGCAGACCATTACCGCTGGCTCGCGTAAGCTGCAAGCTCGCTGGACGATGGAAGCCGCTCAGGACCTGAACGCTCAGCACGGCCTTGACCTTGAGTCGGAACTCACCGCTGCTCTGTCAGCTCAGATCGCTCACGAAATCGACAACGAAATCCTGACCGACCTGCTGGCTCTCGCAAACAGCGTTTCGACGTATGACTTTGCTGCCCCAACTCCAGGCTTTGCACCTAACTACATCGGTGATCGTTATGCCCACCTCGGTATTCTGATCAACAAGATGGCCAATGAAATCGGTGCCAAGACCCGTCGTGGACCTGCTAATTGGCTGGTCGGTGGTCACCTGATCACCTCGATGCTCCAGAGCGCCGCTAAGTCGGTCTTCGCTCCTGCTGTTTCGGGTACCTTCGATGCTCCAATCGGTAACCGCCTCGTTGGTACGCTGAACGGTGCTATCAAGGTTTACACCTACAACTGGGGTCTCCAGGATGCATGGCAGCTGCCTTCTACTGGTTCTCCAGTCGGCATGGTGAACGCCGCTGGTGATCAGGGCGAAGACATTCTCATGGGCTTCAAGGGTGGTGCTTCGGAACTCGACAGCGGCTACTTCTACTGCCCATACGTTCCTCTGATGAGCACTGGTGTTGTTATGGACGCCAACACGTTCATGCCAGCAGTTTCCCTGATGACCCGTTACGGCAAGGCTACGTTCACGAACACAGCCACGTCGCTGGGTAACAGTGCGGATTACTACGCACGCCTCAGAGTGCAGAACGTCGCATTTAGCTGATGTTCTAAGTTGTTGTAGTACAACAACTTTTTCCAAAAGGGCGATCATTGATCGCCCTTTTTCCTTTTCATCACACTAATCTAGTCATATTCGGTGCTATTTCCTGTATTACCGTAGCAAATAGCCCACCTCATAAATCTGAAATCTAATAGTATTCAGCGCATTTCTAGTGTATAAATACACAACGCTAACTTTAGTTTGAGACAACAATGCCAAAATGGAGAAATAGGATCTGTGATAGCTGCGGGGCTGTCGAATTTACTGCATCTAAATGCAGCACCTGCTCAACTTGTACCGTAGAAATTAAAAAGAAAAATAAGATAGCTCAAGAAAAACAACACCTTGAAGATCTAGGATACCAAATTTTAAAAGAACCTGAAATGACTTCAACTGGGCACAGGCAATATTCTCTCCTCCCACCATGCTGTAAGAGAGAATTTTCACCAACGTATCCAAATATCTTGAAGCAGCTTTCTCGCGGTTCAGCAACTCCCTGTCGGTGGTGCGGGGGAGAAAAAAGAATAAACAAGGCTATGCAGGGGTATCTGCACAAGTACTCTGCTGATTATGATCTAAATCTATTTGCTGAATATGGCAAAAAAGTTAGAAGACTTTCAGAACAAACATACAAGAAAAATAAGCACATTATTAATCCTCTCAATCTAAGGCGTGGTAGAACGAGAGGTACGTTTCATCTAGACCATAAGGTTTCTGTAATATGGTGTTTTAAGAATCAGATACCTGCTGAAGTTGCATCAAGCGTCAACAACCTGCAGATGCTTCCAATGGAACAAAATTTAGAAAAGGGAAGAAAAAATATTTCAAATGAGGAAGCTCAAAAGCTACTGTACAGCAGCACGGTTTCTTCTATCCTAAATCAGCAAGTACCTGGGTGGAAGGGTAGAGTAGTTCATGACTACGAAAATGTTTTCGATGTCGAGCAGGTAACTATCCGAGAATCTGAATACTGGAAAACTCCAGATGCAGTAATTTCTCGTTTAAAATTTCAGCTAGGTGAGGCGGGAATAAGAATTGGCGCCAGAAAGCTTGAACTAAAAGAGGTTACAAAAGATGAAGAAAAGACATTCTTAGAGCGATGGCATGTTCAAGGATATGCAAGCTCTAAGAGCGCATTAGGTCTATATCTAGAATCAGAATTATTAGCTGTAATGACATTTTGCTCGCCAAGATATAAGCAGGCTATTGCGGAATATGAACTTCTTAGATACGCGGTGAGGGGAGGCTACTGCATACCAGGAGCAGCAAGCAGACTGTTTACTTCCTGGATGAAGACACACAACTTCCCAAGTGTTATTTCATATTCTCTTAACAGGTGGGGTTCTGGAAAAATGTATGAACACCTAGGATTTGAGAAAATTTCATCCTCTTTATCTCCATCATTCATTTGGCCAGATGGGAAACATCTAAAGTGGAGAGCAAGCGTTCTTCGCGCTAAAAGAACCGGTGCTGATCTAAAAACTCTCACAAAGATCCACGATCCAGGGTCAACAACCTGGCTTTTTAAAGGGAAGAGTATTTAAATTTCTACCAGCGCTTCTTGCTGCAAGAAGCGCTGGTACATAGAGCGGGCGTGTATTTTACGAATATTAAAAGCAGGATGCGTGATTAAGGAAATTTAATTGAGATGTCATGGTAGCTTCTACTAAATAGTCAAACGCTTTTGGATAGCAAATGAAGACAGCTGAGCTTTTCGAGAACACACTTGTTCCACCTAACGTAATCGGAATTCAGATTGGTCGCTTTTATGCCGATCTAGCTCACCGGGTACGAGATGCTCTTCTAGAGAAAGACAGCGAAACATTCATGACCTTAAGCTTGATGACCAACACCGATCAGCTGAATCTTCTTTTTTACTTCATACCTAAGGGTGAACCAAAGCTGACGCCTCCAACACCTGGTTCCATAATCAAGGAACTAAAGGAAAAATACAAGCTTGGTTTTCTCAAAATATCCCATTGGTTGGTAAAAGAAGGCGAACATGACTGGAGCTTTGATTTTTCTGTTGACGTTTCAGATTTTTCAGAAAACTTAAACGCCATCGCCACGGCGATTGAGAAGTCCTTTACCGCGAATATTGGTGGCATTGAGTACACCATAAACAAAGCGCCGTGATCTCAGCTTCTCAGACTGCATGGTCACAAATACATTTACCGTATTATTGGATTCACAATGAAAACAAAAGAACTTTTTGAAACATCTCTTCTACCTCTTAACGCGCTAGCTATCCAGCTTGGTAGGTTCTTTGCTGAACTGTCAAAGAACATTAATAAGGCGTGCTTGGAAAAAGATACAGGTTGCATCACGCAGGCAGATGCGTGCTTTGACACAGAAGCGCCAACCTTGGAATTCGTGGTTGACTTTCAGGCTTCACCTGCGCTCAAGCCTCCCAGTTTTCAGGCTCTTGCGAAGAAGCTGCTGAAAGATATGAAACTTATTAATCTTAGCATTGACAGATATTCGTTGACCCGTGCTCGACCGCGCGGCGCGATCAGCGTCACCGAGTGGCGCTACACATTCATGATTGAGCTTGGACACCACCTTGGTGAAATGGAAGACGAAGAGTTCTTTGCATTTTTGGACAAAATGACCGATGCATTTAAGAACTCAATCGGCGACGTGCCTTACTCCATAAATTGTTGACCTAGCTTTAGGATAGGTTTTTACGCTGTCTAGATACAATAGATCATGGCTAAAGATCTATCACATCTCATCTCTGTAAGAGACAGCTTGAGACAGCTTGAGACAGAAGCTCAAGCTTCATACTCTTCGCGGTGCGAAGTCTGTTATAAACTTCTCAACAAATGGTCAGTAACCCACCACAGCATCTATGGCTGAGCGCATCATTCACCTACAACCTAAGCACTATGATATTCCAGGAAGAGACCGGGAATCAGATATAGGGCAGGCTGTCGACGCCGCCATCAAAGAAGCGGTGACCCTTGTTGGAGCGGTTCCATCTAGTCGATTTGATCCGCATGATTACTTCTTAGATGGCTACTATCATGAGATCAAGAGCTCTGCTGGAACCTGGCTTTCTATTCCCAACTCAGAAGTTGAGTTCGCTCTAGCCGAGATTGAAGCCGGAAGAGATGTTGTCTACGACATCGTTTTGCAGCTTGATCTCCACAGCGCCCGCTTTCTTGGTCAGATTTCGTTCAGCACCTTCAACAACTTTGTTGAACCATCAAAGTTTATGAAGTGGAGGTTGCTTGAAAGTGGATGGGTGCAGGAAAGAAGTTACCGCGTACCACTTAGCAAGGTGCTACCGCTTTTAACCTAAAACAGTGTTTGCACGTAGGAGCAACTGGATACAATATCTTATGCTCCTTTTCTATAGGAGCAACTATGAACTTTGAACCCGGTATTGATTTTACAGTCGAAGGCGATTGGGCAGCTGACATCCAAGACATGCACACCAAGTTCGGTGTCAACAAGGTTGTTCAAACACTAAGTGATGCGCAGCTTCGTGACTACCTCAAGTTCCGTCTTGACATGGTGCAGGAGGAAGTCAATGAGGCTCATCAAGCATATGCAAACAAGGATGCCGACGGTGTTGTTGATGCGCTGATTGATGCCATCGTCTTTGCAATTGGTACGCTTGATGCCTTTGAAGTGGATGCCTATGAAGCATGGGCTCGTGTGCATGAAGCCAACATGGCGAAGGAACCTGGTGTCAAGCCTGGTCGACCCAATCCCTATGGGTTTCCTGACCTCATCAAGCCTGAAGGTTGGAAGGCTCCAACTCATGAGGACAACGTCGGTCTGATCCCTAGGGCTCTTAAGGAGTAACCATGGGAAAGCAAGTAGATGGCGAGAAGAGGTTTGGACCTTTTAGGTGGGGCAAGGTTGGTTGGAACCCTATACGGTTAGTTCTTTCTTCAGGTGATAACTGGGAAGAAAAGGAAGACCCTAATCTTACCATCTACGCGTTTGGATGGGCAGCAAAAGTAGAGCTGCCTAGAATGATTCGCCACTACAGAGTTAAGACCAAGGCAACCACTTGGAATGCAGAAACAATCGCGAGGATAGGCAGAGACTGGTACTACAGCTGCTACCCTCGTGAGTATGGATTTAGCCTCCATGAAGGTTTTCTCCAGGTATTCTATGGAGTCCGGCGTGAGGATGGTTCTGGTGAAAGCAAAGAGTGGTCTTGCTTTCTGCCTTGGACCCAGTGGCGTCTGATCCGCCGGACATTCTTCACACCTGCTGGAGATCTTTTCTGCCACATTGATGAAAAAGCAGATTTTGATAAAGTGCGGGAAGTAGAAAAGGCAGTACCAAAGATCAGCTTTGAAGTTCAGGATTATGATGGCACTAAGGTTGTCGCAACCTGCTTTCTAAAAGAAACTGAGTATAAGCTGGGAACTGGTTACTTCAAGTGGATTTCGCTCTTTAGGAAGTCCAGGATTTGGCGATCAGTTGACATTAATTTCTCTACTGAGACCGGGAAAGAAAAAGGCTCATGGAAGGGAGGAGTACTTGGTACTGGGTGTGAAGCACTGCCGCATGAAAACTGTGAGGACGCATTTAAGCGCTTCTGCCAGCAGGAGCATTACTCCAAGTACGGCTCATATCGACTGAAGTTTTTGGGAAGAGTAGATGCACTATAATCAACTGACTCCCGCTGAAGCTGAGCGTCTTGCCCTTCTCATCGAGGAGCTGGGTGAGGCACAGCAGATAGCTGGCAAGATCCTTCGCCATGGCTACGAAAGTGTCAACCCATTTGAGCCATCTTATACCAATCGCCAGCGGCTTGTGCAGGAGCTTGGTGACATCCTTGTCGTCCTAGATTTTCTCATCGATAGCGATGATATTAAACAGTCTGACCTAGATGATCGTAAGCGCGTAAAGCACCACAAGATTTGGGATTGGCTGCACCACCAGAGCAAAAATACCCGTGAATAAATATCTAACGCCAAAAATCACGGGAATCATATGCGCCGAATTCAAATTTTGAACATCACCCAGTCGGGAGTAAATCCTGGAACCTTCACAGTTGGTTCCCACCCCGACAATCCAAGTGGAAACTGGACCGCCATTTTTCAGGGTAAAAATTACAGAGATGCTGCTGGAAATTCTCTTCCTTTTTACACAGTCGCAAGTGGCGAAACGCCTCCAGCAGGTTACTCACTTATAAAGGCAACTACCTTTAGGGTGGTGGATAATGCAAGCTATGAAGGCACCTACACGGTATTCACACAGCCATCGATTAGCGGACTGCCATCTTCACAGTTTTCTGCTGGACAGACAGTTATTCGCGTAAATGAACCAGTTGGTCCTCCAGCAACCGCGTCGCACCTGACTTCTGGTTTTATTACCAACGTAAGCACCTACTTTCTATTTGTTGTAGGTCAAAATCCAATCATTGTTCCGCCTCAGACAATCATTGAAGATCGACCTATCGATTTTCCAGGAAATTCATTTACTGGATGGGGAGAAATATTTCTACAAAACCTAACAAGACAGGCGCAGAATTTCGCAGGATCATCAGCCCCCACTTCTCCGTTCGTTGGTCAAACGTGGTTTAACACCACAACGTCAGAGCTTAGGGTTTGGAACGGCGCAACTTGGACATCCTTGGCGGCTGCATCTTCTGTTTCTGGGTCTTTTAGGCACACGCAATCCGTGGCAGCTTCAACATGGACAATAAACCATAATCTGAATGCATCCAGCCCGTTCATTGTTGATGCCTCCTTTTTCGTTGATGTTGGGGCAGGGGAGTTCAAGCCAATTCTACCGTCAGACGTAACGTACACTTCAGCAAATCAGCTAACTGTAACATTCACTACCACGTACTCAGGGTACGCTTTAGTCAGGTTGTAATACATTTCTGTTTGGGTTGTGATATAATCCAGATTATGAATTACACACTTATACAGGCTGTTGGTGGTGATCCTGAAATTTACGGCTACACCGTCCAGGGTGGAGGTCAGGTTCGTCGTGAATATGGTTCCACGCCAAACGGAAATCCGATGAGTGGTCGGTGGGTTTACCGTGATGAAACTGGAAAGTTGGCTGACTTCAACCAGTTCCGCAATGACCTCTTCGAGCGCAACAATCTTCGCGAGACACCATGAATATCTTTGTTCTTGACCAAAATCCATATGAAGCGGCTCAGTTTCATTGCGATCGTCATATTTGCAAGATGATCTTGGAATATGGACAGATGCTGAGCACCGCTCACCGTCTTCTTGATGGTACGCTGCAGGAATGGGTCGTACACAACCCTGACACCAATAAACCAAAGCGTCTTCGCCATTGGGCACTACCTGGTGAAGTATGCACGCCCGAGCTTCAAGAGATGTTCTTCGATGAAGAGGATGACGATGGTCTTCAGACCAAGATCAGTAAGTGGGTTGTGAAGGTCACCAATCAGAAGTGCTACAGGGTCGCGCACGCAAATCACCCCTGCTCAGTGTGGACCCGAGCGACTGACGCCAACTACCACTGGCTCTTCTGCCTATATGACGGGGCGTTGCGTGAGTACGCCTCGCGCTATGGTAAGGTACACTCAGCTGCGCGCATCGCCGATTTTCTGTCTAAGGCACCAAGCCGCATCAAGAGAGGTCAGTTAACGCCCTTTGCACTGGCGATGCCGGAGGAATACAAGCATGATGACCCTGTTCAGGCGTATCGCCGCTTCTACGTCGGCGTTAAGGCGCGCTTTGCGAAGTGGAAAAACAGTCCAGTCCCAGACTGGTTCAAGTATTCAATGGAGAGGCAAGATGCCACCAATCTCGCAAGAGCGGCTTAACTGGATTGGGGCCCGTCTGTTCATCCTTGCTCGCACCGTGCAAACGATGCGCCGTGATGGTCTGCGGACAGCTAACCGCTATTTCACTGACCGTCAGCAGGAAGCTCACGCCATTTTTGTCAAGGCAATGCAGGACCTAAACTCCGAGCGGTTAGCGCTTATGATGGAGCGGGCAGCTATCGAGGAGTACCTGCAGGAGAACAGTCTTGGGAGCTGACCTTCGGCGTATTCTTGTCATTGATATAGAATGCACCTGCTGGGAAACGCGCGAGGAGCAGGGAGATAGACCAAACGAGATCATCGAGATTGGTATTTGCGAGCTTGATCTTGTAACTGGAAAGATCACAGATCCTGATAGCTACGTCGTCAAGCCACGCTTCACTGAGGTATCTCCTTTTTGCACTCAGCTTACAGGTTGGACACCACAACAGATTGCTGAGGGTGGGGATATTGGTGATACGCTCAAAGCCATCAAGCAAGACTACTCAATCAACAAGTTCACTATGTGGTGTTCGTATGGTGAGTTTGATCGTATAAAGCTTGGATCTGAGGGACGCGCTTCGGTTTCTGGTCTCTATGGCATCCACCGCAACGACAACCCATTCGCGCAGATGAGAAGCCATCTCAATATCAAGACCCTCTTTGCTATCAGGAAGGGGCTTCGAGATGAGGTAGCGATGGTCAAGGCGCTGCGCATAGCTGGACTGGAGCTGGAGGGTCGGCACCACAACGGCGCTGATGACGCCTTTAACATCGCCAAACTGGCACGGATGGTTCTGCGGTGAAGCTTGGTCGCTTTTGGCCAAATCCCTGGCCTTATCCGCATGAACTTGGGGTAGGACTTCGCCTTACGGGCTACCCGACCTGTGAGGAACATTTTCTACAGTTCCTGTATGCGCAAAGCTGCAATCCTATTGCAGCTCGCCGAATTCTAAAAGGGCTCAAAGAGAAAGGCGAGAAGCTCACTACTGTTCAGTCTTCTTTTAATTTTGAGCTACTCGGAAACGAATTCCAACAGCTAGGTGTAAAGATGCAGATCATCCCTCCGGTTGAACAACCCAACAACACGGATATTGACTGTGCCGCACTTTTCATGTGCGCCCGCGGCGACGTGGAAACTGAAGCCAAGAAGCTATCAGAAAATCAGTTTTTGAAACCTCAACAAATTGAGGAAGCGCGTAGAAGAGCACAGGAAACTGGTAAGCTGGACTCAGCCACACTTGGTCCTTACTCTTGGGTTGCTAAACAGAACACCTAGATAGCATCTTCTTTTCCTGTTTCTTCTGGCTCAGGAAGTGCAGGTTCAGGAAGGTAGATTACGTTTCCGAAGTCATCTGTTGTTTCAAATGGGAGTGGTATCTTGTAAGTCATTCCTGGCCTAGGAACTACTTTCCCATTGAGCTCGTCAAACGCCACCATCAGGTGGCGAAGTTTTTCCTTTGAGAGGTTATGTCTGCCTTTAAGGCGCATAACGGCCTCAATAGTTTCAGTCGGGCGAAAGGTATGAAGAACATGTTTGTACATGTTCATATTTATATCTGCTAAAAGGCTATTTCAGAAGCGTCGGCTGTCTAGGATTAAATGACAGGCGGTAACAGCTTAGTCAGTAGCCAGCTTCATAAATAGGTCTATATGTGTATGGGCCTATTCCATGTCAGACTTTAACACCAAAACCACGCATGATCTTTGGGTAGATGCTAGGCAGTTTGAGATTTCTCTTACCCGCCCATCTCCGACTTCACTATTGATCACAGTTTCTTACCCAACAACCATGACGGTTGCAGAGGGTGCAGTTATTCTGTTGCATGACCGACCCCTCAAGGTTTCCAACTATCCACGGGATGGTGAAAGATACACTGGGAGCACCGACTTTTCAGTTCCTGCTGACAAAATCGAGGGAGTTGATGGTGCCCACGTAGTAGCATTTTACTCGCACATTCTTGGGGCACCACTTCCAGGCACGCCCAATGCTGCAACTGGAATGTCAACATTTGAGTTGACAGTTAACAACACGCAGTCAGATACTCTCTACTACGCCTCTGTTCACGCGTGCTCTAACATTCTTCAGTACTATCCGCTGGGAGTTCAAACCTATCCGCTTGAAGCCAGCCGAATAGAAAAGGACAGCTCATCTTACTCAGGCAACATTCCTTCTCTGCCTGAAGCTCCTGTTTCTCCATCTCCTGGAATGGTTTACCACGACAAGGGGTTGAACATAGTTCAGTACTGGACTGGAAGTCAGTGGATACCAACTCGTTCCGACAGCATTATGTCAGGGCCCAACAATCCTGGGTCCATTGGCCAAACATACTTTTTAACTACCCAGGGTAGGTTGAAGATATTTGATGGGGCTACATGGGTAGACGCTAACTCCCAAAACCTTCAACTGCAAGTACCTGGTCCGGCCTGGGTTCCAATAGCATCACAATCTTCTGGTATCTCGCTGCCAGAAACTGCGGGTGTTGGTGATTTCTTTTGGAACTTTACCACTCAAAGAGGCCAGTACTGGAATGGAGTTGAATGGGTATTCCCCAGCTCGGCAAATTCACTTTTCAATAGGCCACCGTTAACACCAGCATTTACTGCTCCTCTTATTGCTGACAGCGTTGATGCACCTGCTCCTTATGTTGGTCAGCTTTTCTATAATACTTCTTCAAAAGTTCTGAATGTTTGGACGGGAACAACTTGGCAGCAGGCAAACACAGATCAACAGGGAACGCCAACCACTGATAAGGTCGCTATCGGAACAGACGGGTCGTATGATGAACGGGTTCGACTTATCAAGATACTGAAAAATCAGCTTGGGTGGCCTGTCATGTGCGTTGAACTGAAGGAAGAGCAGTTCAACATCGCCATAGATAACGCGCTTGATACTTACAGACACCTGTGTGATGGAGCGTATACAAGAAAATACATCATGTTTACGCTTATTGAAGGTCAACAGGTTTACTACCTTAATTCTGCTGCTGATGGCACTGACAAAATCGTAGGCATCAACAAGATCCATCGCCTAAATATTCTAGGCGCCAACGCGCTGAACTGGGATAGTAACATCTACTTTCAAACATTTCTAAATCAGTACTACAGTTCCGGATACACCGACGTTCTATCAATCCACCTCGTGCACGGACTTTCAGAGGACTTTCAGCGAATATTTGCCGGTGACATGATGTTCCAGTGGGACGAACCAACGCGTGAGCTACTAGTGACGCGCAGAATTGCTCGAAATGAAAAGGTCATCATTGAGGCATACTGTGAGAGAACCGAACAGGAACTGGTGCTTGACAGATACTCGAAGCAGTTTATACAGAACTGGGCGCTTGCAGAGTGCAAGGAGCAGCTGGGGCTAATTCGCAGCAAGTTTAGCTCAGGCACCCCAGGAGCACAAGGACCGATAAACCTCAACGGCGAAATGCTTATCAGTGAAGCACGACAGGACATGACTGAACTTCGTGAACAGCTACTGAACAATGAGTTTGGTGGTGGTGGTATCGGGCATGGTAACACCAGTTTTTTGATTGGATAGTTACATTTTTGCATAAATATGTCACACTTCTACTTCACAGGAGATCATTGTGCCAGAACGCAAAAAGCCAATCAATCGTGCTGATCAGCGCAAATTCCATGTCATCTACAAAACCACTTGTACCATTACGGGTAAGTGGTATATTGGGATGCACTCTACTGACAACCTCAATGACGGTTATCTTGGCAGCGGACAAATTCTATCACGCAGTGTTAAGAAGTATGGAAAAGAGAACCATGTGTATGAGATACTTGAACAACACCCATCTCGAAAAGCAGTTGCCAATAGGGAAGAAGAACTGCTGACTAAGGAACTCCGCGCCGACCCATTGTGTGTGAATGTTGCAGGTGGTATTGGCCATGCCCCGGGTCATCGTAACACAGAGGAAAGCAAAAGGAAGAACTCTGAAGCTTCAAAACAGATGTGGGCCAAACGTAAAGCAGACCCAACTGCGATGGCTGAGCACATCAAGAAGATCTCCACACCTGAAGCTGCAGCAAAAAGGGCCAAAGCAAACACGGGCAAGAAGCGCACTGCCGAGCAACTAGCTAACCTTCAGGCCGGCCAACAGCGCTACTACTCCTCAGTATCCCAAGAAGTTCTCATCGAGCGCGGCCAGAAAGCAGCAGCAACAAAGAACCAACGCGGCACCAACAGAGGCGGCCGCCCAAAGGGCATTCCTATGTCAGAGACTGAAAAGCTAGCACTTGGTGCCCGAATGAAGGGCAACAGCCCGCTAAGCCGCCGTGGTATTTGTACTGGATGTGGTAAGGAAACTACGTTGGTTGCGCTAAATAGGTATCACACTAAATGTAGTTAGCATGCCGACACCAATCACAGTCCCAACCTTACCAATCACTGAGTGCCCTGATGGCGCTGGGTCATTCAACACTCAGCCAAATGGTGGGTTGCCAGCAAATCAGCCAACGCCATCTAATCCGTATGTTCCTCCTGAGCTTTGTACAGGAGATTTTAGGATTTCGCAAGGTGACTGCTATACTGTTGAAAACCTTTATCAAGAAAGTCTTGCCGCCGAAAACCTAAACATCAGTGGAGCAAACATCAACGTGTTCAAGCTGCTTGGTGTGCATGAACAAGGTAGACTTGTAGATGTGACAGGCGATGGTCACGCTATCTCGTCAAGTGGCAATGCTGAAGCTGCGTTTGACTCTCTTGCATCAGCTTGGACAAGCTCAGAAACGGGTCTTAGTGTTCTTACGGTACCTGCTTGGATTGGATATGATTTTGGTCCAAGGAAGACTACCTATGGTCTTCCAGAAACAGTGCCGTTCACTCCTGCTGCACAGCACATCACGTCATTTCGTATTTCGCAGCCAGGCCCGGTAAGAGCCAGACAGGTAAGAGTAGAACGCTCTACTGGTGGATACAAAGTAGATCAGTCAAAGGTGCTGTTCACGGGTGCTGGCAATGGAAGTATTACCTCCTTTAGACCTGGAATAGAAAGTAGGCCAGGCGCGTTTATGCTGGTTGCTGCAAATTCAACAACCTTCAGCGTAACGTTTACCTCATCAACTGGTACAAGTATTCTTGGGGTCGCTACAGTTGGTCAGCAGTTCAACTCACCAGTGGGTTCATTCACCGTCCTTAATGGAAACATACCCTTTGCTGCAGGTGATTTTTTTACCGTTCCTGTTGAGCTTGATTGGTACAGGGTTGATGTGGTTAACCTACCAGACGTTCCGTCTGCCCTCATCAACATCAAGCAGTCAAGCGCCTCACGCTTCTGGAGACTGGTGCCAACCGTCTTTGTTGGTGGCCCTTCAAACGCGTGGGTAGTTGACAAGATAGAGCTGTTTGATTTCCAAGCGACAAGGCTTGATAACATCCAGGATACGTTTTGGATGGAAAATCGTGATCGCGACTACGCTAACACCAGCATTCAGCTGAAGGCCGCGTATCAGCCATTTGACGGAATGGGAGATCTAACTAAGTTTGTCTTCCAGATAGCTGACATCTACACGTTCACTCTGTCTTTTGCTGAGATGGTTCGTGCACTTGGTCGTCCTATAGTTGTAGGAGACGTTATTGAGCTTCCTGCTGAGCTGCAGTACGATCACAACTTAAAGCCTGTGCGGAAGTTCCTTGAGGTAAATGACGTTGCTTGGTCGTCAGAAGGTTACACCACTGGTTGGAAACCAATTATGTACCGAGTAACGGCGCAGCACCTGATACCCGGGCAAGAGCATCGTGACATATTGGGAACAGCCGATACGCAAAAGTACATCATTGACGATGGTTCGTTCTTTGACGGTATTCAACAGATACAAACCGCGCAGTTGACCGTAACCGAGGCCAATCAGGCAGAAGCAGAACAGAGAGTACCTGAAAAGGGCACCAACGTTCGTGAGCTTGCTTCAGGAGCTGACATGGCTAACCGCCCAGGAAGCTATGATGGTAGAGGTAAGTACGTTGAGGATGGTTTACCACCTGACGGACAGCCATATGAAACTGGCTTTAAGCTACCCGATGTTGCTGGGCAGACCGATGGATCATTCTTCAGGCTGGAATATCCGCCTGAAATGAAGATTGCAGCCCGTCTCTACAAGTTCAGCTCGGTCAAGAACAAGTGGATCTACGTTGAAACTGATCGCCGGACAATAAATAGTTCTCACAAACCGTCACATCAAGAGATCTTCAATGCACCAAAAATTATATCAGCAACAGGCAAGATCGTGTAATAGGCGCCCCCTCAATGAAGATGGATCTATACCTGACTGCCTTCAGTGTGGAAAACCAGCCAGAAAACACGAAAACAGAAATAGGTGGTTTGCTACCTGCGGTAATAAGTTATGCTCTGAAGGACTGAGAATACAAAAGATGATTACTACAAAGCAGGATCCTTCTTACAAGGAAACAGCAATTGCATCAGCACATAAATCAGTTGCCACTATGAAAAATACTTTCGTGGATGGGATATCTGTGTTACACCTAAAGGCATTGAAAATTAAAGAGGCAAATTCAAAAATCGGGGTAGATGGATTATCGGGATATCAACGTGCTGCGAGAAAAGCTGCACCCAAGGTAAGGCTCACCAATGAAAATATGGGCAATTGGATCCCAAGAGACAAACAAAGTGATTTTAGAAAATATGAACTGGCAGTTAGACGTTTCCAAAATAAATTTGATTTATCGCAATTGCCGCATATTGAGAAGCGCGGGGCACCGGGTACGCCCGGTGCCCACAACATAGATCATAGATTTTCTATTCAGGAAGGTTTCAGGCTGAATGTAGATCCTGAAATCATTGGTCACATTTGTAATCTTGTCTGTATTCCTTGGGAACACAATTTATCTAAAAACAAAAGATGCGATATCACGTTAGAACAGTTGCGCCACGCAATTGATGAATATCAGCGCTCGCTAACGGACAAGCTATGAAGGTAACTGAACTTCTATCAGAGGAACGTGAGTACTGGGCAGACTACCCAAGTTTGGCTTCGAGCAAGAGCTTCGCCAGCAACGTCAAGAGCGATGTTGCCGAAAAGTTCAAGATCTCGGAGCGTAGCATCTCGGTGAAGCAGTTCCTGCCCCAGATCGACAAGTTCGTGCAGCACTGGACAATCAAGATCCCTAAGAAGGTCAAGGGCAACGAGGAGTTCTTCATGTCAATGCTCACCAAGCTGCTGACTGCCAACCTCAAGGAGCGCTTCAAGAAGCTTGAGCTCCGTTCAAGCTGGGTTGATAAAAACCAGGGCACCGTTCGAATCAACTTTAACCTTGAAGAAAAATGAAAGTAACTGAGCTTTTTGAAAGTGGTAGCTTCAAAGGCCACACCTATGTTTTTGGTAACTATCCAACTTCGCGTGATAGGGGACTTGCGGCTCTATACAACACCATCATTCCCAATATGTCTCGTATCTTCAAGATACCAGTAGCCAACTTCAAGGTACAGTCTGACCATCGACTTCCGTGGATTTACACTAGTCGTTCAGTTCGTCCTTATTCTACAGAAAGATGTCTGATGCAGGTGCTACTTCGTAAGAAATCGCTAAATGCTGACTTGATTAGTAGTATGTTACCAAAGCTTCTTAGAGCTGAACTAAGTAAGCACTTTGTTGATGTTGATGTTTCAGACGTTAAGCTGCTTGATCCTACACAGCACCATGTTCCAGGGTTTGACCTTCCATTGCGTATTCAGCTTAGCTTCAGGACTAAGTATCCGCCTGACTGGTTAAAGTGGGACAAAGAAAGGTACGGTATCAAATGAGACAAACGTTCAAACAGTTCATAGAGGAAGGTGCTGTTAGAAAGGTAACTACTAAGGACGTTATTGAAACTCGAAGAAAACTTGGACATGTGCTCAAAGATGGCAAAGAAGAACTTGCGCGTAGTCTAAGGGTTGTGCCATCAAGTGTTAGCACTACTATGCCTGAGATTTCCATAAACCTATCGTCGGGAACCACTGCTCTTTTCGTTACGCCGTCAGACAAGCAAAAGCAGCTTGGTCTTGGACTGGACTGGTTCAAGCTAAACATGAAGCGTGTAGATAGTCTGTTTAGAAGCATCTTCACAGAAAGATTTGCTGAAGCCGGATATAAGATAGATGAAGTTGTAGCAAAAGAGCGTTCTTGGACATATGGAAAAGAAACTCGCCAGTTGGTTATCTCAGTCAAGTTGTCAGAAAAATGATCACATTTAAACAGTACATCAGTGAAGGTTTTCTTGTAGATCAGCGTGAAAAGATGTACGCTGTGAAGAACAGCATCGTCAAAGCTATTAAGACGCCATCATTCAAGGTAGGAGTAGCACGTGCATCACTTGATGGTGAACGCGGAATAAAGTGGATAATTTTTTATCGACTGCCAAAAGATCATTTTTTGGGCAATGATGTTCTCATGAACATTTTTATGAAGGTCGTGAAGCAAGAGCTTGATAAAAATTTTGAGGAATGGAAGCTGAGCAGTGCTGAAATACAGAACTGGGAAGGTGAGCCAACAGTATTTGTGCGCTTATTTCTTCCAGATGGAGACGGCTTACTACCGTAAATAATACCATGATAAACTACTATCACTACGAAGGCCAACTTAAAAGCTATTTGCTACAGCTCTGTAGCATCTTTTATGGCTTGCGCGTCAAAACTGGCAAGGGTGAATGCGATGAGCAGCAGTTCATC